TCTTTCAAGAATTCAGTATGTTTTATACGCACAGAGCCATTCTCTGCATATGGATTACCACTAATGTTTGGTTTTCTGGTCATGGTGGGCTTGTTATAGGCCACGGGAACAGAGTTCATAGCATTGGTGGATTTCTTAGGGTTTTTGGACTTATTTTGATTATTCATAATAGTATCGCGATCAAACTTGTTTGGTTTGATGCTTTTAGACCTATTGACAGAAAAGATAAACACAAATTATCATTTTAACCAAGGCGGTTAAATAATATCAATACATTTGTGAAAATCTCTCTGTTAATAGGTCTATGATGTTGTCTGTGAAGACATGGGGAATCGATTTTGCTTTATCCGGACGATTGACTAGAAGATATTGATATCAATAGCCTAAGGATTCACGGATAAAGTCGACTCTATTCCCATATCATGATTAATCAAAATATTGATCGGTTGACAGAAAGGGGCTTGCGCCCTCATTTGTACTGTCGACCGATCCCAAAAACTCAACAACTCGATATGGAAATGATACAAGTCTGGATGAACGTGTCTTGGTTGAAAAACCATGGATTTTCATTTCAGACTCCTTTCTAACAGCTTTGATGATGGACGCAGGTACGGATTGGAAACTAAGGTCTCCAGGTTCCATATCGTCGTCAGCCATCACAGGTGTTGGATAGGATCGATCAATTATATCTTTCCACATCGAGTTTAGAGGTCCAATAGCAGGAATAACTGTATATCTCCCTAAATGGTAACGTTTCAGAAGGTTTTTTGGCCTTGCTCTCTGATTTGGATCAATTATTGCAATTCTCCTAGAGATAAAGTCGGTAAAATCGGGCATGAGCTCTGAGGGTTGAAAACTCTTGAGCATATGCAACAAATAACCGCCTAATCTCTTTTGAAAATGCGTAAAACTGATATAGGGCTTTATTTCATCATGAAGATTAAAGCCTAAACCACCCAAAAAGGGACTTATGAAAAGATTGATATTACCATGACTGGTAATCGTGTCAATCTGTTCATAATTATAGTGGAAGAAACGACGATGTGTAAAAACTTTGTTAACACAACCGTCTATTCCTACATTATAATTATCCCAAAGTGGTTTAATGGCCTTTTCTCTTAAATCCACCTGTACATTCTGGATTAAACCAACATTGTAGAAACCTAATTTCTTAAAGAAATTCTGGCCCTTGACTAAGCTATGCTTAAAGAGCTGAGAATTAATTGTAAAATAGTCTCTATGTATGTAGTTTTTCCCCAAGGAAAGAGTAAAACCCGCTTCGCGGATTTTATCTTTCCAAATAGAATATAACAGTGGATTCGCACGAAAGCCTATATCATCACCATTGAC